CATCCCGGGCATGGGCCAACTTGGCACATCGCTGCAGTATCTCGAGGACTTGCATTCGGGCAAGGAGCGCGCTGACACCACCGAGGAATTCCTGACCGGCCTGGCGACAGGGCACTCGCGCAAGGGTTAGATGGGCACATAAAGTGCTTGGGGGATTCCAGAATCGCTAGCCAAACTGGAGCGCCTCATGACCATCCCGGCTACCACGCGGGTCTCGCCGATTTATCTGGGGGACGCGAGTGCGACCAACTTTGCGTTCTCCTACAAGACTTATGCTAAGCAGGAGCTACAGGTCATCATCTCGGATGGCCTGACGCCGCAGACGCTGGTGCTCGATAGCGATTACAGCGTTACGCTGAATGCCGACCAGATCACCTCCCCGGGCGGCGTCGTCACTTACCCTATCAGCGGGTCGCCGCTCCCCGTTGGGCGCTCGCTGGTGATCGTTTCAGCGGTGCCCAACCAGCAGGATATCAGCCTGCCGACAGGCGGGGCCTTCAATGCCTCGATTGTCGAGCTTGGATTTGACCGTCAAGAGGTGCAACTCCAGCAGTTCAACGACACCCTGAACCGCACGATCCGCGTCCCGGCCGGCGAGAGCATCTCGACACCCCTCCCGGCCGCACTGGTACGCGCCAACTACATGCTCGGCTTCGACGGCCTGGGTAACCCCGTGGCGGTAGCCCCGGCGAATGGATCTGCAGCCTCGCTCGCCACGGACTTGACTAGTACGTCGCAGTTCACCAAGGGCGCAGGCCAAGTTGGGTTCAATGCGGCTCTGGTCTATCCGTCCGGAACCGTCGGCGACCAGCTAGGGGCCACCGGCCGCATCGTGGCTACGGTTGCCGCTGTGAGGGCGCTTTCCAAGACTGGGGTCGGCAAGGCATTCGCACTGGGCTACTACGCGAGCGGCGATGGCGGTGGCGGGCAGTATTACTATGACAGCACCGACACCACCAGCAGCGACAACGGTGGCACGGTTCTGGTGGCTGCTGATGGGGGCCGATGGAAGCTCGCCGCACAAGGGGGCGCGGTATCAATCCGGCAGTTCGGCGCAGTCGGCGATGGTGTCGCAGATGACACCGCCGCAATCAATGCCGCCCTGACTGCTTTCAAGCATGTCGTCGTTCCTGCGGGCATGACACCCCTCATCAGCTCGACGATTGCTGTCCCGGTGGCGAAGCGCCTGGAGTTCCTCGGCGGCTTCGGCAACGCGAGCGGTGCCTACCCGGCCGCCTATTTCATCAAGAAGTCCACGATGACCACGGTGGCTGTCACCGTGGCCGACCGGGCGTGGGTGAGCGGCGGGGGCATCGTCGGCCAGGCGGGCAACACCGGCGACGGCATCCAGATCATCGGCAACAGCAGTAAGGTCAGCCACTTCCTGGTGCACGGCGCGGGCGGCAATGGCGTGCGCGTCGGCACTGACGCCGGTGGCAACTTCAACAGCTTTGAACTCCAGAACGTCACCTCGCAATACAACGGCGGCAACGGGTTCCTGATTCATGACGGGAAGATGAACGTCGGGGCCGACGCGAATGCTGGCACGCTGACTCAATGCTTCGCGCATTACAACACCTCCAGCGGGTTCCTGCTGCAGCATTGCTTCTGGGTCACGGTACTGAATTGCCTGTCCGAAAGTAATGGTGGATATGGCGTCTATCTCAGTGGCGCGAACGATGGTACAGGGGTCCCGCAGTGCCGCTACGCGACCGTCATCGGCGGTGACTTCAACGAAGGCAACACCGCTGGTCAGTTGTTCGACCAGTCGTATCTGTCTACCTTCATCAACCCCGACAACAACAACGTCCCCACCACGGCGGGCAGCGGGCTCCCCGGTTCCGCAGTGCGCAATGTGATTACGGGTGGTTTCTCAAAGCTGTATGGGTTGACTGTTCTAACCAACACTGGGAACTACCCGGTCGTCATCGATGACGGCCAGGCGGGCAATCTTTCCAATGCCGTTACGCTGAAAAAGAGGACAACTGCAGGGAACGGCCAGGGCGTAGGTCTCGCGTTCTCGATCGACCCGAACACCGGATCGCCGGTCAACGCTGGCAAAGTCAGTTGTGTTCAGAACACCGGGGGCGTCTATGGCCTGGTGCTTTCGGGCTACAAGGCCGGCGCTGAGACGGACGCGCTGACTATCAACTTCAACGCGAACTGTGTCGCCCCCGCGAGCGACAACACGTTGTCGAGTGGGGCGTCCAGTCTCCGCTGGAATGTCGTCTACGCTGCTACATCAGCGATCAACACGTCGGACGCCACGACCAAGCAGCAGATCGCAGGCTTCACCGATGCCGAGACACGGGTGGCTAAGCGCCTGAAGGGCCTTATGAGGACCTTCAAGTTCAATGACTCGGTAGCCGAGAAGGGCGCCGACGCACGTATCCACGTCGGCGCGATTGCCCAGGACGTACAGGCGGCCTTCGTGGCCGAGGGTCTCGACCCCACGCGCTATTCGATCTTCTGTTCGGATACCTGGTGGGAGTACGACGGTCAGCCTGTGGATGTTGATGAGCAGGGTATGTACGAACTGCGCACACGTGTCCCCGACCCTGAGATCGCGCATCTGCAGCCTCTCAACCCGGATGAGACTGACGCCGCCGTGATTGAAGCCGACCGCCTGGCGCGTGCGGCAACGGTCGAGCTGATCACCAAGGTGCAGGCCACGCAAGTGACGCGGCTAGGTCTGCGCTACGAAGAGATGTTTGCTTTCATCATCGGAGCATTGTGAGTAACGACCACTCGAATCTCGCCGTCATCCTCGCCTGGCTTGGCCTGCTGGCGGGCTTCCTGACGCCGATTGCGATCCTGCTGACGATCATATTTACCGGGTTGAATATCATCATCGCGCTGCGGAAGATGCGACGCGAGGCCCGTCTCGAGAAACTGCTGGCTGATCCAGAGAACCCGGAGCCGCCGCTGTGAGCGTCATCCAGAGCCTGATCCGGGTCGAAGAGGGTACCGAGCACGCGGCCTACCCCGACGCGATAACGCGCGGCGCGCCGTGGACGATTGGTTGCGGGCACACCGGGCCTGAAGTGCATCCCGGCCTGGTCTGGAGCGACGCCCAGATCGATGCCGCCCTGGACGCCGATATCGCGCACGCCACCGACGGCTGCCGTGCGCACCTGAACCCGTGGTTCGACGATCTTGACGAGGTGCGCCAGGCGGTGCTGATCGGCATGGCATTCCAGATGGGGATCCACGGCCTTCTGAAATTCGTTCACTTCCTCGACGCCATGCGCAATCAGCAGTGGCCGGCGGCGGCCAGCGCGATGCTTGACTCACTCTGGGCCAAGCAAACGCCCAATAGGGCCGCGCGGGCGGCGCGTGCAATCGAAACGGGGGTCTCGCAATGGCCCTGAGCTGGAAAGATATCGCGGGGGCGGTCGGAAACGTGGCACCCGTCCTGGGCACCCTCATTGGCGGCCCGGCAGGCGGCGCAATCGGCGCGATGGTATCGAGCGCGCTCGGCTGCGCCAACACGCCCGACGATGTTAGCAAGGCGCTAACCGTCAACCCTGACGCGGCGGTCAAGCTCGCCCAGATCGAAAGCGACAGCAAGACCCAACTTCAGGCGCTGCTGGTGCAGGCCGAGCAGAACCGCCTAGCGGCTGACACGTCGGCGCTGAACGCGGTCAATCAGACGATGCAGGCCGAGGACAAGGCCGAGCACTGGGCGTCCTGGCTGTGGCGACCCTATATGGGCTTCATCACCGGGACTATGGTATTCGGCTGCTACTTCGTGCTGCCGCTGCTCAAGATCCCATCGCCGGCGATCCCGTCCGAGGTATGGCTATTCCTCGGCTCGGTGCTCGGCGTCGCGTCGTGGTTCCGGGGCAAGGCCCAGGCCGACCCCGCGAACCCGGCCAAGGTCAGCGGCTGAGCGCTGCAGCACAATGACCGCAACCCGCATCATGGCCGTCGTTGAGATCCTCACCTGGTCGGCGGCCATCGCGGCGGCCGTTGTATCCCATGCGTGGCTGGCGCTGCTCCTGGCGGGGCCCGTCGGGGCGTTCCGCGTGTCGATTGCCGGCCAGGCGCTGCGGCTCGGTAAGGCTGGGTGTTGATCAGCGCGCGAGAGTTTCCCTTCATAGCACGCAGATGCACCCTGTTTCGTCGATCCAGTAGGGGGCCGATTCGCCCGTCGTCAGACTCTCCAGAGCACGCTTGGCGTGCTGTTTACGCGTGTCGCGCTTCCCGTCGGTGGGGGCGGGCATACGCGACGCGGACTCGTTGATCACCGCCGCCACCTCGATACCCCCGGTCTGGCTCTGAGCCATCTCGGCGATCACCTGGTTGACGATGGCCTCCTTAGCCCCGAGAGGGCGCGTGAGGGTCCCTATCTCGGGTTGGGCCTGCTCGGTCACGATGCAACTGGTGATGATCTCACCGTCGCTGTCAGTTCCTATGGGCACGATCTCCAGCCCAAATCCCCACGCCAGGCCGTCCTCACCGTCCTTCTG